CACCACCAATTCTCCAAAAGCCAAGGCGCTGGAGCGTGAAACTCATCGGCTTTCATCGTGTCCAACGTGCCGCTGATCATGTCCATGACCGTTTCAACGAGCACCTGCTCTTTCTCGTTCATTCTTCTTCACCTGGCGTCCAGCATCGGTCACAAATGTAGGGTTCAAGCAACGGCTCGTCACCGTCGCAGTCATAGCAACGGGGACAATACGGCATCGTCACTCCTCCTCTTGGGCTTCGTATCGGCATGAGCACCGATCATCGGCGCAACATTGCTCAACCTCGGCGTAAATGCCGCCGACCGATGGCGTGAAGAGCCAATTCAAGCGACATGATCCGCACTTGATGCCGTGGAGTTTAGCCTGGTCAATTGTCGCATGCCAGGGAACGACGCCCCAGCCCGCACTCTCGGCCGGTTCGTCCTTGGGTCGACCAATGGTTCGCCCGCACGTACAGAAGAAAGTGTTGACTTTCGCCATTCATTCATCCCCCCAACAGATCGGGCAGCGTCCACTTCGATGCAAAGGGTTGCATTTGTCTTTCGTTTCACCCCAAATGCGGGCCGAGGGTGGTGCGATGTGTGCTCCGTGGCTGCCCTCAAGCCGTGAAACGGCTCCTGAGGCATGCTTGAGCAAGCATTGACGCACAAACCGGCTGAAATTGGGTAGCCGATCGGCAATTTTGGCGGTATCTTCGTCTAGGCTGATGGTCTTATTCGGAGCCATGACACTCCCATGCCTAGGAAGTATATGTATGTATGTATGCGTATGTCTTGCAGTAGCCCATCAGCATCTTGGGCCTGCAAAGCATCGTCGCCTGCGACGCCCCTAGAGGGGATTAAGGTGCTGGCTGGGCGGTTTACTTTTTACACTATGACTTTCTCGGACGGATCATGGCCAAGAGTGATTCATTCTTTATTCGAGCAAGCACAACGACCAACGGAACGACCTATGCCCAATCAAGCATTGACTTGGGCGCATACGTGGACGCCCTGGGCAAGTCTGTCCTTCGCATTCACAAGATCGAAGTCCAATACGGCTCACCCCTGTCCACCTTCACCGGTGCTGCGAACACGGCCACGACTGCAAACTTTCAACTCACCACGCAAAGTCAAACCGACTTGGTGGACGTTACCGACAAGTCTCTGATCGCTTCAGGTTCGATGGTGGTTTGCACTGGTGCTCTCGCTCCTGTGTCCATTGACGAGATTCTCGACATGGGGCCGCAGTCCTGGCGCAACGGCTACCTTGTTGGTGTTGAACAAATCTACCTTGGCGTCGATCAGCAATTCGACCACGTGAACCAAATCAGCGTGGTCCTGGAATGCACCGTTGAAACCCTCAGTCAATCAGCCGCTATGGCTCTCGCATTGAGTCAACAATGAGGTTGATCCTCATGTGCAACTCTCCCGAGTGTCAGCGTCAAAAGATGGCTATGGCCGCACAAATGCGGGCCTTGGCTGATGCACTCCTGGTCCCAGTAGCCACGGCCACCGGTCTTCCCGCTCCAGTCGTCCAGGCTTTCGTCGAAGGCACAACCACCGGGGCTGTCGAGGCCGCACGTGCGCCAAAGAAGCGAAAGGCTTCAGCGTATAATCGAAAGTACAAGGCCGCCTTCAAGCGTGTTTCTTCGAAGTACAAACTCAAGAACGGCAAGTGGAAGGCAGGCGGCTTCAAACGTGCTGTACGTGAGGCCCACAAGATTGCAGGAGGGAAGAAGTGATGCCGATTCATACTCTACGAGGGACCATTAACTCTTCAGAGGTACGTCGCTTGATCATTGACGACGGAATACTCACAGAAGGCCATCGAATTACCCGCTTCGATATCTTCCCGGAGGACATGACCTCCGGCTCGGCGGACGTCCAAGGAATGTTGGTTCGAGAATCTGCAGCTGCACGTCAAGAATGGTTGGCCGAAGACAACCGCCAACTTGCATGGTCATCAACCACGATGTCCACCTCCAACTCTCTGAACAACTTCACGTCGATCATTGACCCCGAACACATCGTGATCCGTGAATTGTACGTCACCGGATATTCGAACTCCGGCCAAATAAATTACCTGGTCGTCCTCGAGCCCGTCACCCTCACACAAGACCAAGCGGTTTTGCAACTGATCAAGGAGCGTAGCCAAGATGAACTCGACCGATGAACCAATTGAAGAAATCAAATCCACAACTCGAACCGCTCGGTTCGCCACGTGGCTCATGGAGCGGGAAGAACGACGTGAAGAGAAGGAGTCAAACCTCGAAGGACTCGTCCGTCTGAACGTCCTCGTTTCGTTTCTCACTCTCGGTTTGGTCGGTGGCTTCGAAACTGTACGTCTTGCTATCACAATGATCCCGTACTTGTAGAGCGGCGTTCAACGTACACCACCAATTCTCCAAAAGCCAAGGCGCTGGAGCGTGAAACTCATCGGCTTTCATCGTGTCCAACGTGCCGCTGATCATGTCCATGACCGTTTCAACG